GGAAATCCCCGCGCACTTAAGCTGACGGAGCTGGCACCTCTAGTCGAGTTTCATGCTTTTAGCATGTCTTTTGTAGATTGTGAAAGTTGTATGAGCTGTAGATACTCAACATACTCGGTAGACGAGATGATACTTTTTTCACTTCCGAACAACTGCCATTTGCCTTTTAGGCCGCCTTTGCAGGCATTAAAATGCACGCTGATCCGGTGTTAAGGATAATCCCCTTTTTAAACTGTAATATATGTATTATATATGTAACATAGGGGCGATGTAAGATTCGTAAAAATCTGTTGTAAGATAATCATATTAATATAATATAAAAATCAAATATAGTAAAAATGTCATACTTGACCGTTAGAAACACGAAACGTTCCATTATCAGAAGTGGCAGCCTTATTCTGATAATGAATGCGAAACGCTGTAGCAGGTTCATGCTTTAAATGACTTGTTGATCGCGATTCATTCCGATGAACTGAGAATTGATTGTGTCAACGAACTATGACCGTCATTCCGATAGCTTCTTGTATATACGAAGTGTGTAAGGTGACGTTGTTAGGCCCTCCGAGCCTCGTTCAATCGGATATAAGCCAACGTTCTTTTAATGTTTCTTGCCGGCTGGCTAGAAAGGGATGAGGGTGAAGCCCGGCAATGCCCCTTGATCGTTAAAGAAACATTAACCCATACAATGTCCCATACCTCCGGACATAAAATGGAGGAAGCTGTAGGACAGCCCCTTGGTGAGGGTTATACACCATATCCTGCCTCTGTGGATAAAACAGAGGGTGCTGGCAGATCGCAATTCTGCTCAAAGAACTGTAACAACGACAGTGACGGTGTGTCGATTTGTTCGACTTGTTCCTATCGCCGTGACGAAGAAATTCTGGAGAAAATCCGCCCTCTTCAGAACGAGTGTCAAGACCGGCCCGTCAGTAGAGACGGGTTCTGGGAGTTTCCTAATCACTCTGATGATGAAGAGGAATGCAAACTTTATGTCCAGCATTTGTTCCTCATAACGGAGAAGAATCAATTTAAAGGATTTTTAGATCCCGTAGCGGATTTGAGGTCTGTTTATACTGTTAAGGAACTTCTTCCCCATGCCGTCACTAGAATACTCACCGTAGCGCGAGAATTCGCTCTGAGTCGTTCGTTCGAGTCGTTAGACGATGCAAAGGACTTCGAGGTATTGTTTCCTCACTTGGTGGAATTTTCCAGTGCCGATGATGCTATCCGCTCGTTGTCAGAATTTTACCGTATGTGTTCTCGATGGCATACTACGGTAGAATATGATGACTTGCCGCGCATTGACCAGGATATCTCTTTGGAGTTTAAGGAGACTCTTGGAGTCATGGCTCGCACCACCCAGAAGATTGCTGATGACATCGCCGCCGACGTGGAGGCTGAAGCCACTGCGTGTAGCGGGGAATTTGACAGACGCAAGGTCTTTTCGTTCTTGGGCCGTGATTCTACTTTGTCGAGAGGTTACAATTATCTCTACGACATGGTCATGTCTTCTGAGATGGAAGCACTGTATTTATGCAGTGTGTTCGTTTATGGAGTTATGACCCAAGAGCGTTCAGGACTGGCATTGGGCCCCATCATTGCTCGCAAAACCGGCGTGGAGTTTGTAGCTCTTTCATATGGCTTTTCATACGTCATAGGGAAAGTCAAAGACATGAGTGCCTTTGATACTTACGTCCCGACTTCGATCGGGAGCGAATTCACCGAGGATTCAGTCAAGACACGGTTAACCAAAGTGTCTGAACAATTGTCCAGTGTCATGAGTGAAGCGAGAGCGTCGGTTCTTCCGAACGTCAAGACTTTGAAGACGATGGTAGATGATCCGTCGATCCTTTTAGCTAAGCGGAAACTCGCTAAGCTCTTGGGTTTTATGGCCTTCCTTGGAAAAAGCTTTATTCCGCGCGACAAGTTGTACTTCATACACCTGTTTTGCAAAAAGGTCGATCGTACCAGATGGGAAGGCATGGATATTCACACATTCGTGTCTGAAGTTCTCGGTATGGTGATCGAGATTCTCGAGACCTCTGATTCAGCTTTCTCGCCTGGTGATCCCATTTTCTCGTATGTTCAACACGAACAGGCCTGTAATTGGCTTTTGAACAAGAGTACGTGGGTGGTTCCAGACAATGACGTTGCGACCTCCGATTCGATACCTTATTCAGAGTGGGTAGCAGTCTACAACCAAGCCAAAACTTTCCATTTTAAACAAACTCAAGACAATGATGCTGATTCTGCAACGCGCTATTCGCTGGCGTGGGCAGGACAACGTCAACGTTTGGTTGATGACAAGTTTCAGGAACTCGAAAAACGAGATCCACCACGCGTTCCTCCGCTGAACATCTGTCTCCAGGGCGGCAGCCGCACGGGAAAGACTTCCAC